AAGCCTGAGCCTGCTCCTGCTGCTCCGTCTGGGCTTGAGGCGATGATGGGTGGCGCTGGTGCGCCTCCTGAGCAGATGCCTGCTGGTCCCGCACCTGAAGATGTTATGCCGCAGGGTCGTCCGCCGATGCAGCAGTTGCTTGCTGGGTTGACTGGTTCTGGTAATCCAACCCTGTCGAGCAAGGTGTCTCGCCAGGTTCCCGCTTAGGAGAATCAATGAATTACGCAAAGCCTGCAGCAAAGGGTGGCAAGAAGGGCCCCGCAGTTAAGGGTAAGAAGCCGCTTCCCGCTTTCCTTACGGGTGCGGCAGACAAGTCCAAGTCCAAGAAGAAGTTCGTTCCGTTCAAGAAGGGTAAGTAATTATGGGTATGGGTAAGCAGGGTGGGAAGGGTACCGCCCCAGTGGGAAAGCCGATTATGGGTGGCAAGCCTGGTGGCAAGGTCGTCGGTGGCGGCAACGTCATGAAGGGCGTCACTCCTAAGGGCATCAAGGGCAACAGCAACAAGGCTAAGTAGTCATGGCTGCTAAGTCGGGAATTTTTGATTTTGTTTTTAAGAGTGGCGCTAAGGCCGCTAAGGAAATGACCAAAGGTACTAAGCCCGCTCAGCGCGGTGTAGGGGCAATGCCGAAGAAGGCTACTCCCGCTAAGCCGACTCCTCCTGGGCGTTTCGGCCCGAACGTGAAGGTTCTTCCAGGTAATGGACCAAAGCGTGGCCCGATGGGCCGCATGGATAAGTACATGGATGAGACTGGTCGTCCAGCGATGATCAACGCTACTCCGCTTGCAAAGAAGGCTGTTCCTGCCAAGAAGATGGCCCCCGCAAAGCGGACACCAGCAGAGTTAGCGCAAATGGGCAAAGCAGCAGGGGCTGCCAAGGCTGCACGCATGCAGAAACTTAAGGCAGAGAAGGCGCCAGTTCCTCCCAGGGGAGCAATTCCTGTAAAGAAGGCTCAGCCTGGACGTGTCTCTCCCGAGACTGCTCGCAAGTTGGCCGTTATGAATAAGAACAAGACATACACACAGCGTAGGGACGCGGTTCGCATGCTTCCCGCTAAGCCTCCCGTGAAGAAGTTTCGATAAGGAATCTTAATGGCCCCCAAAAAGTTTGGAATGACTAAGCGCGAAAGCGACGCACGTCGCGCTTCGGCTTCCATCAAGAGGAGTCTGCCCAAGAAGTCTACTTGGACGCCGCCCAAGCAGCCTACTATCACCACGCGCAAAGAAAGCAACGATGTCGTTGCGACTAGTCGCTATGGCACGAAGTTTAAGCCGCAGGCTCCTGGTGCTTCGAAGTCTGTTCTTCAACGTATTGATGAGATCGGCGGAGGTGCCGCTGATTTTGTAATGCCGCAGAAGACTGCTGGCAAAATTGTAAATCGGCAGGCGCTTGACGCTGAGGATTACTTGGCTCTTGCTTCTCTTCTTCCCGTGCCTGGAGTTAAGGCAGCCGCTAAGGGCTTTCAGGCCGTCGGTAAGGGTGCTAAGGCTCTTGCTAATCCTACGCCTGCGTACGCTGCAACCAAGGCTACCCTCCCGAAGGTTGCCAAGGCAACTGCAGAAAATCCTTGGGCGGGCAAGCCAAGGCAGATCCCTGCAATGGTTAACAAGCAGCGTCGTGCTGACCTTGCCAAGATTGCAGAGAAGACGGGCGAGTCGCGCACCAAGATTAATGCAAATCAAGTAAAGGTTACTCCAAAGCAAGGGCCGAAGAAGTCACCTCCGACTGTTCCGCCCACTAAGGGTGTTGCCATCAAGACTGATGACACCCCTAAGATCGGTGGGCGCCCTAGGTCGCCTCGCGTTATTCCTGAAGAGTACCGTGCAACTAGGCCGACAGATGTTGCTGGCGAAACGATTAAGCCGTTTGACGCGCCAAGGCCCCAGTATCAGCAGTTTAAGGTTGACGGCAAGTATGGCGAAGCGGAGAAGGCAAAGTTCAAGGCCGCTGTTAAGGAATGGAAGCGTAAGAGCAACGCAGCCGAGAAAAAGGCGGCTAATGCTCCAGCGGAGCAGCGCACTGGAACTCCGCTAGAAAAGATGCGTGAGGATGTTTCCAGGGCTCGATTCCGTGAGGCCAAGGGAGACTTCTACAAGGCTGGGAAGCAAGAAGGATCTACGGAAGCAAGAATCCAAAGCACGGCATTGAAGGAAGAAGCCGCCGTAGATCGTGCGCGTGGCGCTCAATACGCTGAGATGTTGAAGGAAACTCCTGGCGGGGTTATTCCTGAGCGTCCTCCTGTGCGTTACCCGAACGAGGGAACGCGTGGCGGAAAGACCTATGACTCAAGAAAGAGCAAGTTTACTACTCGACCAGCAAAGGTTCGTGTAGCACCAAAGCGTGAAAATTTTGCCACTGATGCTAAGTACAAGTCGGCGAAGAACAAGTATGATAAGGCTATTGCGGATGCTCGTGCCAAGGCTGACGTTAAGCAGCAGAGTGTAAAGCCTGGAACCGATACTCCGACTGATCGTCCTAGCAATGTCGCACCGAGCATCGCACCCAAGGCTCCTTCCCGTAAGGGTGGTTTTAAGGAGACTGGTTCTCGCTTTAGGCTTGAGGGCAAGACTGGCAAGGCTGGCGAGCCTGAGATGACTAAGCGTCCGAAATTGACCGAAGAGGCTTATGTCGGCGAAGAGTCAATTAAGGCAAGGAAGCAGTTCCAGGGCATCCGTCCTGGCAAGGAAGTTCCTGAGTACCGCAACGTAATTGATAACCTTCCTGACGCGAAGCCAGCCCCCAAGGCAAAGGCTCCCTCGGCGAAGGCTCCTGCTGCAAAGTCTAAGGGCAAAGCCAAGACAGAAACTAAGGCGAAGGAAGAAGCCCCAGAGGCAACTCCCGAGTCTGCCACTACTCGGCCTGCAGCGATGAAGTCTCCGACTAAGGCTGGCGCTAGCAAGACTAAGTTCCGTCCTGGCATGAAGGCACCGTCTAAGTCAGCATCTCCGACTCCTGCTGCTTCTACTCCGAAGAGACCTTCGGCGAAGAAGGAAAAGGTTGAGGACGCAAAGCCTGTTGAGGCAACTAAAGCAGAGACTCCAGAGGCTCCGACGCCTAAGGCTCCTCGGGCAAGCAAGCCCAAGCCTGCTGAGCAGCAGCCAGAAGCAGCGCCGAAGAAGTCTACGCCTAAGCGGCCCAAGGCCCCCAAGCAGGATCCTCTGCCACCGCGTCCAGCGGACAGCAAGTTCAAGTCGCGTGAAACCCCCGCTAGTAAGCGTGGAGTTTTCACTAACAAGGCTGGCACTCGCTACGTTACTGACACTAAGGCGCAGAAGGCTCTCGACGAGCGTATGAAGCCGAAGGTCACACCGAAGCAAAAGGACAAGGCGCAGGCCATCGCGAAGGGTGTCGCCGCCACTGGTGCAGTTGTCGCTACAGGTTCAGCGCTCGGGATAACTCGCGATAGTGACGTTTCGCCTAACGATGCTAAGTCGAAGCCCGCTGGGCAAGCGGCTATGGATGACGCTCGTACAAGAAGGTTGAACGCACGTCGGGAACAGTTCGAGAAGGCTAAGGCCAAGGCTAAGCCGAACAAGAAGTTCGGTGCGGCTGGAGAGTCAAAGTTCCTCAAGGGACGTTCGGCTGTCCGCCAGTCAGTTATCGATCAGATCAACAAGCAGGGCATGACTAAGGCACTCGCTGCAGTCAAGTCCCGCCGAAACGATCCTGAATATCTAGAAGCGATTCGTCGCTACTACGGCGCTAAGCGCCTTAAGCAAGCACTGGAGGGATAACGCATGGCTAGAGGTGGATATCAGAAGCCTTCTAATCCTGCACCCGTAAGTGGTCCTGGGGCTCTGTCTCGTCGCACTGATGGCGGCGGGGCAGGGCAACCCCAGCAGCGTCTCGCTAACGCAGCATACGGTGAGCAGAAGGCGTTCGGGGAGATTCAGGCTGGGGCTTCGATGGCTCGGGCTGAGCGTCCTCCGATGCCGCAGGTGACGCCGATTGGCGCACCCACGATGCGGCCCGATGAGCCAGTTACCGCAGGTGTCGCAATGGGCCCTGGCCCTGGCCCCGAGGTTCTTGGGTTGAAGACTACGGCTGACACGCAGTTGGCTGACATGAATAAGTTGTCGCGTTACCTCCCGTTGATGGAGAAGTATGCGACGAGTCCCGCTTCTAGTGGGACGTTGAAGTCGTTTGTTCGTTACTTGAGGAGTCAATCGCAGTGAACGTGATGCGCAGATTTGAGGAGAACCTTGAGGTTCTTGGTTTCGATCTTGCGCCTGTTGCGTGGGACTTGGCTAAGTTCCCTTTCCCCAATGATGACGAGCGTCGTGCTGTTCTTGAAGAAATGATGGGTGGTGGTGACGTTGGCTAAGGGCCCAATTTCGATTGAAGATCTTATGCCGACGAAGCCGTCGCAGGCACCGTCTCCCGCTAGTTCTTTCAAGGTGCAGAACAATCAGAAGGCGCAGCAGGAACTGCAGCAGAAGGCGCAACAGCGCGTTCAGCCTGCAACTACTCGCGTTGGCGCGGTAGAGGAGAAGGTCGGCGGAGTTCTTTCCTTCATCTCAAACACACCAGTGCTTGGGTCGATCATCAACCCAGCCCTGGCTATCTCCAGTGCAATCGACGACTACGTCTTCGAGCCGATTCTGGAAGAAGTGGCGGCGTTATCGCCCGCACTGTACCGCGATGTTGCGAAGAAGAACCCCAACAACTCTGTCTTTGCTAACCTTCGTCTTGCTCGCGAGTACGCTAACGAGGTTAACGTCGGTCAGGCTCTGGCCGAGCCAATCATTGGCGGCATGCTTGGCCCGTTTGCAAACAACAAGTTTGTCACCGACCACCTGCCTTTCCTCCGCGAAGACTTCGATCTCACCGATACCGAAGCACGCGAAGATTACTTTAAGAACGATCCAGTTGGCATCGCTATCTCTGGAACTCTCGCCTTCGGCGCGATGGCTGCGACGAGCAAGGGCACTGGTGCCGCTACAACTGCACTGCGTGGCGCAGCGCTCGGCAACCGAACGATCAAGAACGCTGGGGATCTTGCCCAGTTCGGCAACCGTGTTGACAACGCTGTTGAGTCAATCAACAAGGGTGATACCGTTAATGGTATCTACGGCGATGCCATGACTAAACTGCTCGACGACGCAGTCAAAGAAACAGACGTAACCAGCCTTCTCAACAACTCGCTCGTAGCAGCAAGCAACAACCCGATGCGTGCCGCAACTATTCTTTCCCACGTGGATAACGCCAACGATGTTGGCGACTACTTGAAGGCAGAGCGTGGAGATCTCGCCGCCCTGGAGCGGCTGTTCAATTCACAGGCGTCAGCCGCTGATGCGCTGACTGGCCACGGCTTTAAGCAGACTCCGTTGTCTGACTTTGCCATGGTTCACGAGATTCCTGACAGCAACATGGCGTCTCGTCTCGTTAAGATTGTCGGGGAGATTGGCAAGCGTGATGAGGCGCTTGCCAACGCTCTCGACAGTTTCGCGGCAGAGAAGGCTTCTGGCATTGCGATTTCTTCTTACCAGCCTGGGCGCTACGCTGGTCTAGAGAAACTTAACACTAGCCGCGCTCGCGCTAAGGCGCGTATGCAGTACGGTGACACTGAGATTTTCGGCAAGGCCGAAGATGGATCTTGGAAGAGTAGTTTCTACAAGTCTAGCGCTTACGACCGTGGCGTTCGCCTGATTACTTGGGCTGGCACTGGTCGCCCGCAGGGCTACGTGAATGTCTCCAACCCTCGCCGTTACGAAGTTCAGTACGACATTCTCTCTGACCTTAACCGCGTTAACTTCCTTAAGGGCCAGAAGGGCGCAGAGTTTAAGCGCGAGATTATTCGCAACTTCTCGGCAGAAATTACTGACACTGGTCGGGCTCTCTCCATTGCTGATCTCGAAAAAAGAGTCATGCTGCAAATGGCCAAGGAATACAACGTCGGCAACCTCAGGGGCATCGATGGTAATCTTGAGGATGCCGTAAAGCAGATTGACGAGTGGCACGCCAGCATTAGCAGCCGCCGCCAATCAGCACGCGACTTTGTCGATAACCACGATATGATGCCTGATGAAGATGGCAACATCAACATGATCGACTTGAAGATGCGAGCCAACGAGCCGACCACTATTCCCCTTCTCGATTTCCGCAAACTGGAACTCGAAGTCATCCGCCAGATGCGTCGCAAGACGAAGAAGGGCGAGGTTGAGGGCGCTGGCGTTGAGGCTGGTACCGCCGCTCGCGGCGCAGCCGCACGCTTCACGATGGGCCTGAACACGTATTTCGATATTGCGAACATGGTGTTCAGCAACTTGAACCTTCTGCGCCTTGCGTATATCCCTAAGAACTCTGTCATCGATCCAGTGGCTCGCGCATCGATGGACCAGCAGACCATCTTTGGTCTACGTAACGTCGTTCCTGGCATCGGGAACATTCTTTACAACCGTAGCCAAGCGGCCATGTACGGTGGCAAACTGCTCGCAACCGCGTATTCCCGCAAGCAGTTGAAAAAAGATTTCACTGTAGCGTCAGGCGACCTGAAGGCTCAGATGCGTGTCAGCATCGATGGAGCCAAGGAAATCAAGCAGATGGATCTCGATCTTAAGAGACTCAATCGCCGTATTGCCGCGAACAATAACAAACTTAAGGCAGAGAAGGATCCTGCCAAGAAGCGTGAGATAAGCAATCAGATTGCTACGGCTCAGGCTCGTATTGACGATATCAATACTCGCGCTGTCGGGCTTCGCGCTTCTGTTGCTGATGCGAAGACTAAGATTCCTGCACTTGAAATGCATGCGGCGGAGATCCGCAAGCAGGTGACCGAGGTGGAAACCGACCTTGCTGCTACCCGATCAAAGCGTAAGACGATTGGGCAGAAAGAGTTTGTGCTGGATGTTGACGGCCAAAAGTTCACTCTTCCTGGCTTAGCGGACCCGAACATTAAGGGCGTCAAGTCTTGGTTCCGTGGCATCTCCGCGATGGAAGATTTCTATGCCGCTACTCGCCGCTCTGAACTTTCCAATAACATCAGCGCAGCGCAGCAGAAGTGGGTAAAGATCGGCATCAATAACTGGGATGCCTACACCAACGCCCTCGCGCATACCGCTAACCGCTTTGTCCGCAACGAACTTGAAGAGATCGGCGGCATGGTTATTCGCGGCGAGTCCGTGGATTCTATGATGAACTGGCTGTACAAGACGCCTGACGGGCGCGAGTACCTGCGCCGCATGGCTGATCGTATTGAGGATAAGACTCAGGCTGGCGTGCGCGACTGGCTGGAGGGCACCCAGAAGGATCTGCTCGCCATGTTCCCCGATGAGCAACTCCGCAGAATTATTCTTGAGCGTGAGGTTTCCACTGGCGAGATCAGCGCGTTCCTGAAGGACCGTTCTGGCATGCCGCAGTACGTTAAGGGTCCAGATATTACTGGTGCTCTCGCGCTGCAGGAGGCGAAGAACGCTTCTGGAAAGTTCGGCGGGACGGCTGCTGCCGTTAGTAAGGTTGGCGTCGTCACCGATGTGGGCTGGAAGATTCTTTCTGGCGTGGAGAACCGACTCGTTCGCAATCCTCTGTTCATGACTTACGCGAGACAGAACATGGTGGAGCAGGTTCGCGCAGCGAAACTTGCTGGCATCAATGTTGACGACGCTGTGGTACATAATCAGATTCGTCAGCAGGCATACCGTGCAGCAACCGAGCGCATTGAGCAGACGCTGTACTCCGCCCGTCGCTTGACTAATGCTGGCTACGTGATGCGTTACCTGATGGCGTTCCCTGCTGCTTACTACAACTCGCAGGTTACGGCCCTTCGCCTAATGGCGAAGAACCCCGCTAACGCCATGTGGTATCAGAGTGTTGTCGATTCCGCTGATGGCTTTGCGCCTTACGAAGATGAAGACGGAAACGTCTACAAGGAACTCGATGATGTCCCCAAGGGCAAGAGTGTGACCCTGGCGTTTCCTTTGTTTGATGTTCTTGGCAAGGCTCCGCTTGTTGGCGGGCAGTTGCAGGATGCATACAAGCAGTCGATGGGTCTTTACGCTCCTAATGACGCAATCGGCGGTCAGACGAAGACCAACCCGAAGCAGATGGAGTTCATGCTCGGCGACCCGAGTATCTCGTGGATGACTAGCATACCGCTCTCTGAGGCGATCAAGCGCGGAGTGAGCGTAGGCCCGTGGAAGGTATACGGCGAGGATATTGACGCCGCTATCCGTGCCACTGTCGGCGATGACGTTTACGAGTCAAGCATTCTTTTCCAGGGCCGTCCTGTTTCTGGCACAAACATTTTTGAAACTACGCTTAACGCTGGCATTCCGTCGTATGTCTCATCTCTTGCTGGAGGAGTGTCAAGCCTCTTAGGTAAGCGTGAGTCCTTCATCCCTGGAGACGACACGTTTGGTCGTGACCTTGGTGCCATGTCTAAGTACGCGCTACGCGAGTACTACAAGAATGGTGCGCTGGGCCAGACTCCCTCGCAGGAAACTGTCATCCAGGCTACTGGTGTCATGTCTTTCATCAAGGCTATAGTGCAGTTCAGTAACGTCATAAGCACGACTTTTGATCCCGAGACTCGCGCAGCGCAGAACCTTTACCAGGATCTGTTAGAGGAGAATAGCGGTGACTACAGGGCTGCAGAGGATCGTTTCGTTGAACTCTACGGTGTAGAGAACCTAGCGCTTCTCGGGTCCAGCACAAAGAACAATGCTGGCCTAGCGATTACCCGCCAGGATCTGCGTACTTACCGCAAGCACAGTGGCCTCATGTACAACATGTATGAAATCGCTGGAGGTAACCCAGCGGCAGCGTCGATGCTTTCGTTTGGTTATGGCGATGAGGGCGACGAGTACAACGAAGTCGTCAGCGAGATCTTTAAAAACAGCCCGTTCCCTGGTATCGATATGCCGCTTACTGAACGTAAGCGCGTAGACGAGATCATGAATGACTCTGTTCGACGCATCGGATGGTACGAGTACAACAAGTTGATTCAGTTCCGTGACTCTGTCATGGAGCAGTACAACATCAAGTCCACTCAGGATAACCGTTACCGCACTTCTGGCTTGAAGCAGTTTGTGGAAACTGAAGAGGAGCGCCTGGGGGACAAGTACCGTTCGTGGTTTGTGGAGAAGGAGAATGCGCGTAGCGCATTTTGGGTTGAAACCTTCGAGCCGCTTAAGGCGGCAACGGATGATGCTAAGTGGATGGCTGATGCTGCTCAGGCTGGCCCGTTGTGGAGTGAGATTGCTGACTGGGTTATCCAGGCAGAGAACTTCCACGAAGCGTACGAGAATGAGCGTAACGATCCTACTGGCGGCAAGCCGCGACTAGGTCCGATGCGTGAGAGTTTTGCCGCTTGGCATTTCGACTACATCAATAATGCAAGTCCACGGTTCCAGACTTTCGCTGCGCGGTGGCTTGATTCTCTTCCCGAGTTGAGGGATACGGAAGCAATGGAGGCTCAGCCCAATGGCTAAAGATGTGGACAATAACGGTATTCCCGACGAGGATCAGATCCCAACTCTTCTCCGCAAGCCCCAGCAGTCCCCCTACGTTTGGAATGGTGGCGCTGGCGGAACTGCTCAGTCGATGGGCGATGGGATGGTACGCATCCCAACATTTGACGACAAGGGACAGCCAGCGCGAGTAGACCCAGATACCGCAAAGTCTTGGTGGCAGGCACAGGCAGTTCAGGGAACTGACGCCTGGAACACAACTTCAAAGGCGCTTAAGGGTCTTGGCTACAAGACCAACAGCCAGATGCTTTCCGCGATTAGTCGCGGAATTGACTACACCCAGAATCCTTACTCTGGAACTGATGATCCGTTTTCTTGGATTTCGGCACAGGAAGCAAGCAGTGGTAGCGGCGGAGGTTCTGGATCTGGCGGGCCGTACACCCAGGTGCAGACAAGCACACGTCTCAGTAGCCCGAGTGCCGCACGCACTGCCGCCAATGCGGCATTCGAATCTGAGATTGGTCGCATGGCGACCAAGGATGAATCAACTCAGTTTCAGCAGGCACTGAACCTTGCAGAGCAGGGATCGCCAACTACGTCGGTGACTAGCGGTGTTTCCCGTGGACGCAACACTACTTCTTCTACGAAGACTACTGGTGGCTTTGATGCTGCTGCTTTCGGTCGCGACTGGGCTCGGTCGCAGTCTGACTTCGCCGAGTCGTACGCGGCTGGCAGTTTCATGAGCCTGCTTGACAGGGTCATCTCGCAGCCGAATGCCATTGAGCAGATCGTGAAGGGACTTGAGTAATGGCTGCCGCTAACTACATGCCGAGCGTTGACCTGAACAAGGACGGCAAGATCGGCCCGAAGGAACTTAAGGCTTGGAATAAGGCTGGACGTCCAGTTGACGAACTGGACACGACTGCTCTCGGTGAACAGTACGGCTACGCCGCCACTATCCTCACGGATTACCCAGAACTTCAGGAGATTCTCACTGGAATTCTGCAAGATGGAATCACTGATCCGAACTTGCAGATGGCTCGCATCACTAACAGCGAATGGTACAAGTCTTACCTCCCGCAGTATCTAGAGGTATCGAAGCAGCGTGCAGGACAGAACGAAGATATCTGGAATGCACAGGTAGCCAAGCAGGCAGATGAGATTAAAAGAAAGTACACCGAGTCTGGTGTGCCCATTGACGATGCTACTGCCGCCAAGTATGCAGAGCAGATGATTTATGGATCATCAGGCGATGCCCGCGACGGTAACTTCGAGATCTATGACAAGGCTTGGCTTGCGAAGAAGATTGATTCTTCTATCGATTTCACTAAGACGAAGACTGTCGGTGGAGTCGAGATCTATGATCTTTCTGGTACTGCGGAGAAGAGCGCTGAGGCGCTCTACAAGATTGCTTACGAGTACGGTGTCGATACCTCTATGACGAACACTGGATTCACTAAGTGGTTTGAAAAGTCTCTTGGTGCGGTTGCCCGTGGTGAGATGGCTGTCGAGGATGTTGATGATGAACTGCAGGGGATGGCGATTTCGCAGTTCCCTGGCATGACTCCACAGTTGCAGCGCGGGTTGACGCTGCGGGAGGCTGCCAATCCTTACCTTAAGGCCATCGGGGACACGCTCGGTTATGACGCGGATGCTCTTGATCTTAACGATGATCTTGTCCAGCGTGTTCTTAACAGCACGGATGAGCAGGGTAACTTCAAGCCGATGAGTTTGTACGAGGCTAAGTTGGCTGCTCGCAAGGATGACCGCTGGCAGTACACGGAGACGGCTAAGAAAGAGTATACGGATATTGCTAGCACGATTCTTAAAGACTTTGGATTTGAGGGCTGATGGCACCGAAGAAGCCTAAGACTGGACCGACCGTCAACATGCAGGGGCCAGCGACTGGCCTGCTTGATGCGATGAAGGCGGCACAGGACGCTGCCGCTACGCGGAATGCTGCGTCCTACTGGCAGCAGAAGGATGAGGCTGTTGCTGCTGGTATCGGTGCTCCTGCCCCGAGCACTGTTGCCACACAGGTAGCCCCGACTAAGACTCTTGTCACGCAGAAGCAGGTGAGGCGCCTTGGCGGTGTCATCGCTACTGTTAACGTTTACTCGGACGGTTCCGAGGAGGAGGTCTCACAAGAGACCGACATGTCTGCTGGTGAGGCTGCTGCTGACATGTTCCGCGCAGCGGGACTCGATGAGGCTTTCGTCAATAGCCTGATGGACACGATCCGTGGCGTGTACGCTGCGAACGTGGCACCTACCACTGGACAGATCAAGACCGCTATCAATACGTCGCAGGCTTACAAGACCCGCTTCAAGGGTAACGAGACCATTCGCCAGCGTATGGCCAACGGCCAGGGGCGCCCTGGCGACCAGATCCTCAGCCCCGCTGAATACATCGCGCTAGAGAACACGTACCGCACGATCTTCTCTGACGCGGAGATGCCTGCTGGCTACTACGACAACGTGGATGATTTCGCCAACCTGATCGGCAATGGCGTGTCTGCTGCGGAACTGAAGTCCCGCGTTGACACTGCTGGCAGTGCGCTACGTGAAGCGGATACTTCCACGCTTAACACGCTGCAGCAGTACTACAACCTGTCACAGGGTGACCTCGTCGCCTACCTGCTTGACCCGACTCGCGCTATGCCGCTCCTTGAGGGTCGCCAGACGCAGGGCCAGTACGGCCTTAACTCTCGCGAGGAACTGCAGCGTCAGTACGCTGCCGCCCAGGTCGGTGGCTCTGCCGCACGGCAGGGCTTGGACGCTGGCCAGGGCCTGTCTGAGGAGATCGTTCAGCAGGGCAAGCAGCAGTACGCGGAGCAGGCATTCTCTGCCGCTGGTGCGGAGAACGAGAACGTTAAGCGTCTCGGCTCACTCTATGGTGAGCCTCTCGATTTCAAGGACATGGTGAAGGAGACGTTGTCTCTCACTGGCGGTGTCGAGTCTGGCAAGAAGCGTCGTAAGTTTGCTTCGAAGGAACGCGCAGCGTTCGGTGGCCAGTCCGCTCTAGATAAGTCGTCTCTGTCTCGCAGGCAGGACGTTTAGTTTTACGGGTCACTAGCAGGCTCCCAGGTGCAAGCCCTGGGGATCCACTCCTCTACCAGATCTGTCGGCCCTGGTGAGTGTAGTTAGACCGATAGTCGTTGACATCCAGCATGCATAACCCCTTGTGCATGGTGCGGTTGGCGCAACCCAATGTAAGGGTCACTACTAAAAGGGAGTTGCTATGGCCCAGTACGATGAAGATGATTTCGATTTCGATACCGAGGAAGTTAGCGGTACGGATCTTGTGAAGAAACTGCGTAAGCAGGTTACTGACTTGTCGAAGGCTCTGAAGGAGCGCGACTCGCAGTTGGAGGATTACTTCTCTATGTCTCGTGAGCAGGAGATTGCTGCTGCTCTGCAGGACATGGGTGTGAATCCGAAGATCGCGAAGTTCATTCCTGATGATGTCGAGGATAGTGACGACCTGGAGCAGTGGCTCGCCGAGTACGGCGATGTCTTCGGAGTCGGGGCCGTGGAAGATGCGGGATCCTACACGGATGCCGAATCAATTTCAGCCGCCGAACTTATGTCAGAGATTGAAGAGGGCGGCATCGATCCCCAGGTGGGGATGGATCTCGCGGCGCGTATCGCTAGTGCATCAAGTCCTGATGAGCTGACTGCGCTGTTGCGGGGCTGACAGTCCTAACAACTACTAATAGAAAGTAGGTCGCCTTTCATGGCAACTACCTCTACCTCCACGATGACTAACCTCATCCAAACCGCGTACGACAAGTACGTTGAAATGGAACTTCGGTCCGAGCCGATGTTCCGCAAGTTCGCTGACAAGCGTCCCGTCGATGTGACGAACCCTGGCGCTACTGTCGTGTTCCAGTTGCACAACGACCTGTCTCGCGTTACCTCTGCTCTGTCGGAGACCGCAGACATCGACGCTGTTGCACTGAACAACACCAACAAGGTTCAGGTTCAGATCAACGAGTACGGCAATGCCGTTACCACGACTGAGCGTCTGGCTCTTGAGTCTCTGTCGGCAATCGATCCCGCTGTGGCAGACATGCTTGCCTACAACCAGCGTGATTCGCTTGACGCTATCGTTTACAACGTTCTCGTTACCCCCGCAACTGGCCGTTACACTGGCGCCAGCGCGGCAGACGAGACTGTGGTGAACGGTCTCGACAAGACCGCTCTCGCGACCAGCACCATCACTGCTGCCGACATCCGCAAGGCTGTCGCCAAGTTGCGTGGCGCTTCGGTCCAGCCGAAGGATGGCTCCAACTACGTTGGCCTCCTTCACCCCGATGTCTCGTACGATCTTCGTACCGAGGCTGCATCCAGTGGTGCAAACGTGTGGCAGCAGCCGCACACCTACACCGAGGCTGGCGTGGGCAACATCTGGGCAGGCGAGATTGGCGTGTACGAGGGTGTCAAGTTCATCGAGTCGCCGCGTTGCGAGCAGGCATACGGCAACGTTGCCCGCACCATCACCAACAAGGCACTGACCTCCAACGTCGCAACCCTGACCGCTGCGGCTCATGGCTTCGAGGTTGGCGACACCGTCACTATTGTCGGTGTGGACGCTACGTTCAACGGCACCTTCACCATCACGGCGAAGACGACTGACACGTTCTCCTACGCGAAGACCGCGTCGAACGTTACGTCGGCTGCTGTCTCTGATGCTGGCGCGCTTGCTCGTTCGCTGGATCACAAGGTCATCATCATGGGCAAGCAGGCTCTCATCGAGGCTGTTACCTACGAGCCGAAGACCGTCATTGGTCCCGTGACCGACAAGTTGATGCGCTTCCGCCACGCTGGCTGGAAGGGTCTGCTCGGTTGGAACATCTACCGCACCGAGGCACGCTACGTCATCTCGGTCGAGTCGAGCATCTAGTTCGATTCGAAATTTGAGGGAGGGGGTCGCCCACAAGGTGGCCCCCTCTCCTTTCGAAAGGTTTCAATATGTGTGCTGGTTGTGGCTGCGACAACGTCAACGACGTCCGCTTCCCTGGTAACAAGTCTGGTCTCGGTTCTGGTACTAGCGGCAAGATCGCTAAGCAGGAGCCTGAGCATCAGGATTCAAATAAGCATGAGCGTTCCGAGATGAAGAACGGCAAGTACACAGAGGAAGATTAATATGCCTGCGAAGAAGCCTCCCGTGTGGGAGAAGCCGAACCCGAAGAAGAAGTCTAAGCCGTTGACTGCTGCGCAGAAGACTAGCGCGAAGGCAATGGCGAAGAAGGGCGGGCGCCCCTACCCGAATCTCGTTGACAACATGCGAGCGGGCCGTGCCAAGTAGCAAGGATCCGAGCCTGAAGCGGGCTGGGGTTTCTGGTTTCAATAAGCCTAAGGCTACGCCTAGTCATCCGACGAAGAGCCATGTTGTTGTGGTGAAGAAGGATGGTAAGGCTAAGACGATTCGGTTTGGTGAGCAGGGCGCTAAGACTGCTGGCAAGCCGAAGGCTGGCGAGAGCGCCGAGATGAAGAAGAAGCGATCCAACTTCAAGTCTAGGCATCGTAAGAACATTGCTGAGGGTCCGACTAGTGCCGCGTATTGGGCAGACAAGGTGAAGTGGTAATGCCGATCTTTGTTGGTCCGACTCTTACGTCTCAGCCTGGTCGGCCTGAGGAACTGTGGTTTGTTAAGCAGAAGATTGGCAAGACTGTCCTGAAGAAGGATGGTGTGTGGCGTACGGTTATGACGCCGCAGGAAGATTACATGGCCACGTGTGAGGTTGTTCTCCGTGGCGGGTACGTAAACCATATTACTGATGAACTCGCTACCGAACTTACGGCAGCGGGTTACGGCGATTACATCACGGAGGACTGATGTCACTGCACCGCCACCGTGTCCATCCTGACTATGTTGAGGGCTGTTTTGGTTGCAAGGTATCTACGCTGTCGTTTGCTGACATGCACATCCGTGCTTGGTCGCACGCGAATGACAAGGAACTGGACTCATATAAGTCTGCACGCAAGGACGGCATTCAACCGAAGAGCACCAAGATGAAGGACATTAACGCTGCTGTCCGCATGTCGGACACTCTTGGTAGGGCGGTAAAGGCATGAGTTCTTTCGCTACGATGGTTGAGGACACCCTCTCTGAGGCGTCCTCCTATATCCGTAACCAGGAGTCGATCACTGTCCTGACTCAGGCTGTGAATAGCAGCGCTGTTGAACTTGTTGTCGATGACGCTACCCAGATCTCTAAGGGTCTTGTCGAGATCGGTGACGAACTTGTTTACGTGAAGAGCGTGAACAAGAACGCTGGCACTGCGACGGTGCTTCCTGGCGGTCGCGGCTGGAAGGGCAGCACTGCTGTCTCGCATGGCGTGAATGAGATCATCCGCAATAACCCGACGTTCCCTCGCTCGCAGATTAAGCGTGCGCTTAACGACACGATCAACGCTGTTGATCTGCGTGCATTGAAGTCTACCGAGTTCGAGTTTGACGGAACCCGTTATGCTTACGTACTTCCGACTGACTTCGACAACATCACTGGTGTGTCGTGGAATGCTCCCGACACTACCGAGGTGTGGCCGATCATCCGCCGTTACCGCGTTGACCGCAACTACCGTACCGATGATGCGCCCACTGTTGACCGTTCAGCCATTGTGCTGAACGAGTACCCGCAGCCTGGTCGTATTGTGCGCGTGCAGTACACGGGATTCCCTACCAGCCTGACGACTGGTGACGACTTCTCTGACACTGGCCTTCCTGCTTCTTGTGAGGATGTCATTCGTCTCGGCGCTATCTGGCGCCTTCTGTCCACTGTGGATTCGGGCAAGGTTGTGGCGAACACGCCTTCCGCTGATCTGGTGGATACGCCCATTCGGCCTGGTGATTCGACCACGGTGGCTCGGTACGTGTACCAGTTGTTCACGGTCCGTCTTGCTGAAGAGAAGGCTAAGCAGGCTGACAACTTCTTCTCCGTCATAAACTACCAGAGGTAATTACATGGCTGCTATTGCACGTTACTATTCTTCGACTGCGGTCAAGACGACTCTGTCGTCGTCTATCGGTTCTTCCGATACGTCGATGACGACTGCGTCTACGTCTGGCTTCCCGACGTCTTATCCGTACACGCTGATCCTGGAAAAGGATTCAGCGAACGAGGAGATCGTTACCGTAACGGCCCTGGTGGGTACGTCGCTGACGATTACTCGTGGCGTGGATGGCACATCGGGCCGTAGCCATTCGGCTGGCATCTCGGTGGAGCATGGCGTTATTGCCCTGGACTTCACGAACTTCCGTGCGCATGAGGCTGCTGCCGCTAACGTCCACGACATTGGTGCTGGCGCTAGCGTGGTCGGCACGACCACTGCCCAGACCCTGTCGAACAAGACGCTGGGTTCTGCCCTGGCTGCTGGTGGTTACAAGATCACTGGTCTTGGTGATCCGACGAACGCTCAGGATGCGGCGACTAAGAACTGGACCGAAACCAGCATGACCAGCCAGGTGGCTCAGGCCACCACTCAGGCTACTAACGCTGCTTCGTCTGCGTCTGCTGCTTCTAGTTCAGCATCGGCTGCTAGCAGTTCTGCAAGTGCCGCTGCGTCCTCTCAGAGTGCCGCTGCGACGTCAGCGTCTAACGCTAGTACCTCTGCTAGCAACGCTTCCACTAGCGCTTCTACGGCCACGACAAAGGCTTCTGAGAGTGCCGCGTCTGCTATCCTGGCTAATGATTGGGCGACCAAGACTAGCGGGACGGTGGCAGGTGGCGAATACTCAGCGAAGTACCACGCGCAGGCGGCGGCAACTAGCGCCAGTGGTGCATCTTCTTCCGCGTCTACCGCTACGACGCAAGCGTCGAATGCTTCCACGTCGGCGACTGCTGCTGCTGCTTCTCAGGTCGCTGCCGCTGCTAGCGCTGCGGCTGCTGCGGCGTCCTACGATTCATTTGACGACAGGTACCTCGGTAGTAAGTCATCTGCCCCCACTGTCGATAACGACGGAAACGCCCTCGTAACTGGTGCGCTGTACTACCTGAACACTGGTACTGCCGATCAGATCGGCATGTATGTTTACGACGGTGCTGGTTGGGTAAAGGCTTCAGCCGCGCAGACAGTTTCCTACACCGTGTACGAGTACACCGCTACTGGTGGGCAGACCACGTTCAGTGGGAATGACCTAAACGGAGTGTCACTGGCATACACGGTGGGACTTGCTCAGGTATTCCTCAATGGCGTGATGCTCATGCCAGGAGACGACTACACGGCGAGTAACGGTACTAGCGTTGTTCTTGCGTCGGGCGCCACCGTTGGAGATTCGCTTGCTGTCCTAGCGATGGCTTCACTTAGCGTTGCTAACACTTACACTATTGCTGTTGCTGATGCAACGTTTGCCACCAAGACGGAACTTGCTGGCGCAGGTCTACCTACATTCCTTCTGATGGGAGCATAACTAATGGCAACTCAAACCTATAAGCAACTTTGCGCTGCGGCGGGAAGTGGAACGATTGGCACTGCAGCAAACCTTTACGCTGCGTCTGGTACCGCTGGAACCTCAACGATCATTTCAAGCATTGTAATTTGCAACGCATCTGGTAGCGCAGCAACTTACACTATTGCTATCAACGCGGCAAGCGCGACGTATGCCGCTGGAAGATACGTTGTGTACCAGGCGACACTACAGGCAAACGAAACAATCTCGTTAACGCTTGGCATTGTTCTTGATCCAACTAACAGGTATCTCAATGCTTCTTCTTCGTCGAGTTCCGTTAACTTCTCGGCATACGGAGTGGAGATCGCGTAATGGGAATCAGTCGACTTAGCACTAATGCTGTCATGAATGCTCCGCGTGCTGTTGTTTCTTCAACGACGGGAACAATTACTACTACTTCATACACTCTCAGTGGCGTGACTTACGATATTTATAAGTGTACTGCTGGCTCGGGAACAATCGTGTTCTCATCGCCTGGGTACATTGACTACCTATGCGTAGGCGGCGGTGGTGGTGGCGACGTTAACGGTGCTGGATATGCAGGAGGGGGTGCGGGAGGCGTAGTGCAGGGTTCCCTGTACGCGGCTGGAACTATCTCTTGGACCGTTGGTGCAAATGGCGCAAACGGATCTACCAATGGCGGCTACGGTTCTCGATCCGTTATTGGAACTAACATTGTCGCTCCTGGTGGCGGCGGCTCTCACGGTGGTCGATGGGTTGGCCCAGCGGGTGGGGGCAATAACGAGACTGGCTATGGCGCACTTATGGATCAAAGCATCAACGGCATCGGATCCACAATCCTTGACGGTTCCACTAACGTTGTTTATGGCGTAGGCGGTGGGGCAAGTTCTAGCAGCAACGGTTCTGGCGGAAACAATGGAGCGCCTGGAATTGTTGGCGTTGTTATCTTCCGTGTTCCCCGCTAAGGATTGGTTAGGAGTTTAAATGACTAGAGCGCGTGAACGTGCTAACGGTGGCGGTGGCGCTACTGGCGCCAACGGTGAGAAAGTATTTTTCGAGAACGAAGTATCTATCGATAACTCGTACACGATCTCTACTGACTTTAATGCTGTGACTGCTGGCCCTGTAACGATTGCTTCGGGTGCAACTGTGACGGTTCCTTCTGGTTCGGTTTGGGTGGTGGTGTAATGACTCTGCGTCTTAATGGTTCTACGTCTGGCTATATTGAGATTGATGCGCCTGCTGTTGCGGGTACTCGGACTCTGGTCCTGCCGACTGATTCGATCCAGCCTGGAACGGTGCTAGTAAACAAGACTGACTTCACTTCCGTCTCATCAATCTCAATCAATAACTGTTTTACCAGCACATATGACAACTATTTGATATACATCAAATCAACCTTGGCTTCTGGCAACACAAACTTAAGCCTGAGATTGCGACTCGCTGGAACAGATGCGACTACTAACTGTTCTTGGCAGAGGCTCTATGCGTCGGGTACTACTGTTGCAGGCTCAGCGGCAAGTTCACAGTCTGAATTAAATTTTGGGTGGACTTCAACAACGGTATCTTCGGCGGTTGCGACGCTGTTCAACCCAGCAGTTGCAGCGGCAAGCACATTGCAGTCGGGAACATGGGATGTCACAAATGGAATTGGCAACTACTCGGGAATCCACACCACTGCGACTGCGTATGACGGAATGACTTTGCTTGTTCCTTCATCGACGATAACTGGCACAATCCGCATCTATGGCCTTCGTAATTCATAAGGAGAAACAAATGGCTGACGTAATCGAAATCACCATCCTCGAAGATGGAACCTCAGAAACAATCGAACGTGACTTCACTCCTGAGGAACTTGCTCAGCGCGAGGCTGACGCTACCGCTGCTGCCGAGGCTGCTGCTTCTGCTGCTGCCGAGGCTGAGGTTAAGGCTGCTGCTCGTGCAGAGTTGCTGGGTCGTCTTGGTATTACGGCTGATGAGGCCGCTCTGCTGTTGGAGGGCTAGTCATGCCTTTGACTCTTAGTGGTAGCGGGGCCATTAATGGTTTGACGCTGCCTACTGATTCTTTACAGCCAGGGCTAGTCCTGGTTAATACAACCACGTTCAGCGCAGCGGCATCGGTGTCAGTAAACAACTGTTTTACTAGCGCCTACAAGAATTACAAGATTTTATGGGATCTAGATCCGACCGCAAACGTCACGACTCTGCTTCGGCTAAGGGCTTCTGGCGCGGATAACACTTCCGCTAACTACTGGTATGGAATTGCGGTAGGAAACTACGCTACTGGAGGCTCAACCACTGGGGCCAGTGGACAAACTTCCTGGCAGATTACTTCGACAGACGCTGGTACATCTCCGTCATGGGGATCAATGGATCTTATGGGTCCACAGGTGGCGGAAAACTCTGCTTACCTCGGGCTTACTGCGTACTCCCAGGCGGCGGGATCAATGTCGGGAGGGTTCTTCAACTCTGCGCAGTTTGATGGATTCACATTCTTCCCGCAGTCTGGCACTATCACTGGAAGTCTTCGCGTCTACGGTTACAGGAATTCATAATGTCTACTCTTAAGACTACTAACCTTCAGCATCCGTCTGCTGCTTCCCCGAACATGGTGCTTGCGTCTGATGGTAAGACGACGTTCGGTGGTGCCGTTGTCGGTGCGGGCATGGACCTAGTCGCGCCTACTGGAATTTCCTTCAGCGGCGGTTCGGCTACTTTGTCTGGCGGAGTTATTACCTATGCTGGAATAACTTCGCTGAGTATCAATGGAATTTTTTCCGCTACTTACGACAATTACCGAATAATGTTTTCCGACTACGGGACTGTCGCGGGAACAGCCACGAGAGCCATGCGCATGAGGGCTACAAGTACCGACACCACGACTGGCTATTACCAGGCTGGAACTTACGTAAACCAAAGCACTGGCCCGACCCGAGCATACAATGCCAACGTCGCGCAATTTACTTCGGGAGATGTCGGTGATTACAATGGAGGAACTACTTCCTCTTTAGATCTTTTCAGCCCTTTCCTTTCGTCAACACGCACATCAATGACTTCCCTTTATCAAGGTGTCGGGACGGGTTCAGCGTTTTTCGGGATGTACCAAGGTTGGTTAGACAACACTGCTTCATATAACGGGATTACCGTCTTCCCGACTTCGGGCACTCTTACTGGAACCATCCGCGTGTACGGATACAGGAACTCGTAAGCCATGCCCGACTGGCTCGACACCCCCAACGAAGCGCTAATCATCATCTCAATTACGGCAGCACTCTTCGCTGGCCTGATGTGGCTTATCAAAGCCGTGTCGGCTATCCAGCATGAGACGAAGCCGAACTCGGGTGCGAGCATGCGTGATGCGATTGATCGCATCGAAAGAAACATAGACAGGCTTACGGACAAACTCGATGGGCACATCGATTGGCATATGGATAAGGAGAAGTGATGGGTACGTGGCTAGCGAAGACACCGCTTGGAAGTGCTGCGAAGACGTTCTTCGCGTTTGTGATTGCGGCGGCTGTAGCGGACTGGGTGACGGGTGGCGGTATCGCTCTCGGCAACTGGGAGACGTGGGTCATCGGTGGGCTGGCGTCAGCCATCCCGCCCATCATCGCATGGCTTGATCCACAAGACGATCGTTGGGGCCGTGGAACTAATGGTTAAGTACACGATCAACGGCTGGCCTGCTATCGAGACTGGCTCGTCACCGCTTCTGAAGTCGTTCACTATTCCTGGCACGAAGCGCAAGGTTCTGCTGCGCCGCGACATCGGTGCATACCTTGTCGCGTATGCCGCTGAGTACCATCAGAAGATCGCACCCATTGATGTGGGTACGTTCGACGACTGGGCGTGGGCACCGCTACGTAAGGGCAACGCTTCCACCAAGATCAGTGATCACTGTGCGGGCGTAGCCCTGGATCTCAACGCCACTGCTGAGGGAAGCCAGTCGAGCAGCAACGTGTTCTGGAAGAAGCATCCGCTGAAGGCTCTCGCGCAGCGGAGCCTGCTGAGGAAGTTCAAACTCCTTGAATGGGGTGGGGATTACAAGCGGGCTTGGGATCCTATGCACGTAGTGATCAAGGTGAACGACATTAAAGCAGTTAAGGCCGAGATGAAGCGACTTAACATTACTGCCACTGGTGCTATCAAGAAGTAGGGTTCATGGTTGCGAACAACAAGACACTTCCCAGTGATCTTCCGCTAGTCCTCGGCGTCGATGTTATCGACCGCCTTGCCCGCTACGACCGCTCCACGTTCGCCGCTGACTATGCCATTGGCAATCAGCCGTGGATGAGCATGGCCTCTGATCAGAACCGTATCTCCCGTATCACTACCGCATACCAGAAGGAGCGGGTGGATCAGGAGGCTTCGGCTGGTGAGAACTCGCTGTCTAACTGGTGGCTACGGTCTGCCACGTCGTGGCATCGTGGTGCTGGTGTCCTGTTCTATGACGGTGATGCAGCAGACCAGTATCGTTTTGGTTCTTCTGCGAACGTTGACGTGTGGACACAGGGTCAGATTACCCTGCTGAAGGAGACGGCAGAGATCCGTGCATCTGGCGCTACCCTGCTGGAGACTTGCGACAGTGGTTTCTGGATGGTGGATGCATCCAGGGATCTGTACCTGTACAACGGAACTACGTTCACTGCGGTTACTGGCGTCACGAGTGACGTGTATGACATCGCCACTGATGGGCAGAACGTTGTTGTCGCTACCGCTAACGGTATCTGGGAAGTGGCAGAGTCCACGCTGACAGCAACTAAGTTGTACAACGCACCTGGTTCTGGCTGGACCCCGCACCACATCGAGTTGGTGAAGTCGCGCATCATGGTTGCGGCGCAGGTAACTGACACGTTCCCGTATCACGTGTTTGAGTTTGGTCGCAATCCCGCTACGCCCCCGACTAACGTCAGCATCAATACTGATTCACGTTACGCATCGAAGAGTGTGGTGACGTTCTCCGCTATTACGGAGACCACTGGCGCAATCCTTGTTGCCATTAACACGGGCAACCGTTCGAAGGTGCTGTCGTTCACTGTCGATAACAGCCCGTCGGGTAACGCTGCTCTGCTGGAACCGATCATCGTGGCTGAGTTCCCTAGCGGGGAACTGGTTAACGAACTGCGCGGCTACCTGTCCACGTATGTCATCGCAGCCACCACTAAGGGGCTGCGTGTGGCGGAAGAAACCGCTAACGGTCTGGGCTTCACGTATGGTCCGATCACTATTCCTGGAAACATCTCTGATGTTTCGTTCAATGGCGAATACATTTACGCCACCCGCTCCGATGAGTTCCTTGGAGTCAAGGGCCTGTGGCGTGTGCATCTAGGCACTCAGGTGGATTCCACCTACGCTTATGCCGCTGATCTGTCTATCGCTACTGGCACGCCAGTCGCTGCGACAGTACTAGGAACTACTGGCCGCATGGTTATTGCGACGTCGGCGAAGATATTTGCTGAGTCCGCGACGGTCCTGGCTGCTACTGGCTACGTCAATTCTGGCTACGTCCGCTTCGGCACCACCGAGTATAAGCAGCCAGTATCGTTTGCCGTTCACAGTGGTACTGCATACGGTACTCTCGGCGTCACTGTGCAAAGTAACGACGGGGATAACGTCACCTTTGAATCGATCCCTCAGGATCGCGTCCTCAACATTCCGCTGTCCTCCAACATGCTGCCTGATACTCAGTTCCAGGTAGTCACTACACTTACTCGGGACAGCAGCGATACTACGAAGGGGCCGATGGTCGAGGAGTGGCAGTTGCGTGCGCTCCCAGCACCACTCCGTTCCCGCACTATCACGATACCTCTCATGTGTTACAGCGAGGAACGTGACTCCCTCGGCAACGTACGTGCTAGTGATCCCTGGATTCGCCTTCGGTCCCTTGAACAGTTGGAACAGTCGGGCGGAGCCTGCCTCTTCCAAGACTTCACGACGGGCGAAGAACGTATCTGTATTGTTCGTGCGATTCAATACGATCAGTCGTCCCCGCCCACCTTTACTGAGGGCTTTGGTGGTATGGTTACTGTCCAACTTCAAACCGTCGATGTGGAGATTACGTAACCGTGCAGATTTCCTTAGTGCCGCTAGTAATGCTTGGTTCCTCGGATCCTTTGGTTGCACATGTGAGGAGAGCGCTAAACGTTCCAGGCGATAACACGCTAGATCAAGGTCTAGCGGAGTTGTTGCGTGGGGTGCAACGCTCGAATGGACTAACTCCACACGGCGAACTGGATGAACAGACTCTTTCTCTCTTCGGAATAACCGCATATTAAAACCTTCCAGACCATGGGGGCACCTTCGGGTGCCCCCTTTTCTGCGTTCTCTAGGGCCTCGCTAACGCTCGGCCCCTTTCCAGATTCTCGAATTTGAGAAACGCCCCCCTACCCCCCGTGAATAATTATTCAGGTGGTGTAGGAGAACTCCTCTGGATCTTTCCGTCATCCGTCATCTGGAGTTCCCGCCCCACGGCAAGCCGCCCTCGGATGATACACGAAAACTATGCGGGGTCAAGACCCTTGACGGCTGTTACTGATGTGACTATCATCTGACCATGAGACTTGGTGACGAAGAGTGGGAGTTAGAAAACTTCCAGCGCATTCGCCTTGAGGGCGAAGTGGAGATGCTGATGCACAAGGATCGCTGCATCATCACGTGGCCCTGGTGGCTAGATCCCGAGGTGGTCCGCGAGTCCGTGCTCACTGCGGAGACGATGGGCTTCACCACGATGACCGAGGTCGGCAACATGGTTGACTACAAGATTCCCGAGATCGACTGCAGTGACTGGGACTACATGCTAATGGAGGCAGAGTGAATACAGCGCCAGCACACAGGTCGTACTCGCAGATGAGTACGTTCTACAAGTGTGCTCATCAGTATTACCTTTCTAAGATTGCTCAAGTACCTGAGGTGCCTGCCGTGTATCTGGTGGCTGGCACTGCCGTGCATACGGCTATCGAGAAGATCAACCATGCGCATTATGAGAAGACATCTAAGTCATGATAGACACACGGGGGATCCCTTCCCGTACTTGCGTGAACTGCGGGCATGACACGTTCAAGATTCTTGTCAGGTTTGACGAGGACAACACCATCGGCTGGTACACGACAAGCGGCTACTGTGCCGCGTGCGATGCACCCGTCACTGTACCGACGGAGATTGATGATGAGTCTTACTGAACTGTGGGCTGACGTATGGCGTGACGCGCTGATCGAGGCTGAGCAGAAGCATGAGTTGCCGCTGGATCAGTGGCGTACTGCTGGCCGCAGGACGAAGGCCAACCCTGATGGGGAGACTCTTGACTGGTGGCAGGGTGATGGCCTGCAGCAGATCGAGAAGTACAAGGAGTGGCTTGAGACGTGCGGCTGGCAGATCGCGACCATGCCTGACGGCAAGCCTGGTATCGAGTGGGAAGCGCAGGTCACGTTCGGTGGGTCACCGATCCGTCTGATCGTTGACGGTATCTACAGCAACGGCCAGGACTGGATCGTCGTGGACTACAAGACAGGTTCGCGCACACCTACTGGCGTCATGCAGTTGGGTCTGTATGCCTCCGCTATCGAGCAGGCGTATGACATCCGCCCCAAGTGGGGCGCGTACTACATGACACGTAAGGCTGCGCTCGATGACTTGACGGACCTCACCCCTTGGGGCATAGACTTCTTCGACCAGCAGTTCGCAGCAATGAACGCATACATGGGTACGGGTTTCTTCCCAGCGAATGTCGGCGACCACTGCTCGTACTGCTCTTACCGTGACTACTGCATTGCAGTGAACGGTTCCAAGTCTGCAAAGTATCCAATGAATAATCCATTGAAGGAAGGCAAGTCATGAGTAACAGCACTGAGTCCCCATTCTCCCTGACCATCAAGGTCGGGCCGAACAATGATCTACTTACGGGCAGAGCCAACACTCTCGAAGAGATGCTGGGCCGCATTGACGAACTGAACACCGTCAAGGCATACATGGGCATGAGCAGCAACGCTGCCCCTGTCACAACCGTACCGAATGCGGTACAAAATCTGGCCGCTGGCGGTATCGCAGCGACCGACATCACCGACACTCCTGCCGCTATCGAGCAGAAGACTGACAAGTGGGGCAACGTGTACACGAAGGGTGACCCGTCCGCTGGCACCTGCTCGCACGGTCCCCGCTACGTGAAGAACGGCACCAACAAGGCAGGCCGTGCCTACAAGGGCTACGTCTGCGTGAACGGTTCACCGTGGGGCGACTACAAGCAGGCCACCTGCGACATGGTGTTCCCGAACTAGTATGCGCTCACTGCTGCAGGTAGTCCGTGGTACGTCGGAGGCGGGCAAGGATCTCCCTGAGATCCTGCCCAACCTCACGGCGGCAACGATTCAGTTTCGTCACGGGCAACTGCACTTGATCTGTGGCCAGCCAGGGCGCGGGAAAACTCTTCTCGCGCTCTGGTACGCCATCAAGTGTGGCGAGCCCGTGCTGTACTTCAGTGCCGACTCGGACATGGGCACGGTCGCTAACCGTGCTAGTGCCGTGATGCTGAAGAAGACAGTGAACGAAGTCAAGGAGATGCGCCAGGGTGCTGGCGTTACCTTGATTGAGGATGAACTGTTTGAACTGAACCGTCGCGTGCGCATCGATCCTGATCCGCATCCATCTATCGATGGTATCTACGAAGAAGTACAGGCGTACATCGAACTGTTCGGTAAGTGCCCGTCTGCCATCTTCATCGACAATCTTATGAACGTTGCATCAATGGCCGAATCAGAATGGACTGGCATGCGTGATGCCATGTCCGCGTTCCACTCACTGGCCCGTGAAACTGAGGCTGCAGTTGTCGTCCTGCACCACACCTCAGAGGAAACATCCAAGGCGACACGTCCTGGTCCGATGAAGTCCATCATGGGTAAGGTCTCACAACTACCTGAGACTATCCTTACCGTCGCTCTTGACGGTGACCAGTACCACGTTGCTGCCGTCAAGAACCGTGACGGTGTAGCAGATCCGAATGCAGAGAGTCCGATCACTGTCTACGTTGATGCCGCATCCATGTCCCTGTTCAATTCACATCAGGAGTTAGACATGCATCGCACTCGTAGGCAGTGGCAGTGAGAGACTTCCCGAACCTTCCGCTCGCATCCTGTATTGGCACGGATCCCGAGTCGTTCTTTAATGAGGACTCGTCCATGTATTCGGCTACTGCTCACCGTGTGTGCATGAACTGTCCCGAGCGTGAGCCTTGTGGTGAGTGGGCAGTGCATCATGACTACGGCTATGGCATGTGGGGTGGGCTGACGCCCATCCAACGTCGCGAGATTCGTAAGCGGCGCAACATCATCAACGACAATCCGAGCAAGCACATCGAGCATCTGGTGGGTTACCGTGAGCGCAGCCAATAAAGCGAAAGGCTCCAAGTGGGAGGCCGACATCGAGAACTATGCGAACGAGGAAGGGCTGAAGGCTAGACGCCTTCCCCGCGCTGGGGCCAAGGACATTGGTGACGTGGCCATTGAACTGCGTAACGGGCAGGTGCTGGTGGTCGAGGCTAAGAATGTGAAGGCCGCGAACATGGCTGAGTTCCTGCGTCAGGCTGACGTCGAGTCTCAGAACTACGAAGATAAGTACGGAGTTGTGAGTTATCCGCTGGTCATTGTGAAGGCCAGGAACCAGGCCACTCGCAAGGCTCGGGTCACGATGGAGTTTGAGGAACTGGTCAACATGCTGCATGGGCTGGAGTTGTCATGATGGATGAGGAGCAGGCTGAGGCTGAACTGCTGGCAGTGTTCGAGCACTATGGCCTGCCTGAGCCTAGGCATGGTGAGCACCCGATGAAGTGTCCCGTTCATGGGGACAAGATCGCGAGTGCCTCGGTCAACAGGGGCAAGGGGCTGTGGCATTGCCACGCCTGCGGGGCAGGCGGAAACGCTGTAAGCCTCGTCATGGCCCTAGAAAATCTAGAGTACAAAGATGCCAGGGCGTGGGTAGACAGGCTCACAGGTGGCTCTACGGCCCGCACAAGGCCATCCAGGGGCAAGTCGAGGGGTGGCAGATGGATTCCACCTAAGTTGAGGAGCGTAGTGTGACTACAATTCTAGGCATCCAGCACCACGATGGCATGGTCCGCCTACTGGGGGACAGCCGAACCGTGGCAGGAGACAGGCCGATGCGCCACGTGCTGCAGCCCAAGGTGATGGAGCGGGACGGGCAGTACCTGTTCGGTGTCGCTGGCAGTGGCGCAGCATGCGACCTGTTCCTGTGGCAGTGGCAGCCACCGTTCTATGCACATGGCTGCTCAGAGTATGAGCATATGGTACGACATTTCGTACCATCGCTACGTGCTGCACTCGATGAGACATGCCCAGCCAAGGAAGGTGAGTACGATTTCCAGGCGCTCGTGTCCCTGGTCGGCACCTTGTTCCTGATCGAGAATGATCTGACCGTGCTGCTCGACGAGCGCAACGTGATGGGCATCGGGACAGGCGGAAGTCTAGCCGTCGCCGCCTACATGGCGGGCGCTAATCCTTACCGCGCTATGGACATTGCCATTGACCTTGACGTAAACTCTGGCGGTCCAGTGAGTGAGTTGATTCAAGGAGAGTAACCATGATTGATCTACTAGTAACGCCCGCCGTTATAGAAGAACGGGTTGTTTCAACCAATCGGTACCAGGATTCAAACAGTGACGTATGGAAGGGCGTGCCCAAGTGGATACGCGAACTGTCGCTGTGCATCCGCAAGCATGAGTCCCTGAACATGGGCCACTACGAAGCAGAGAATCCCACCAGCACAGCGAGCGGCGCGTACCAGATGATCTTCAAGTTCTGGCACGGCAATGCCAAGTGGGTGCCCATCGCTAAGCGATACGCCAACGGGCCAGCAGGCAACGCACCTGCACGTGTGCAGGATGCAGTGTTCATTCATTCGATTCGTAACGGAGGCGTGCTCGCCTGGAAAGGAACTGGCTGTGGCTACGGAACATGATCCGCAATGTCCCCGAGATAAGAACACTATGGTGCGACCGAACGATTGCATCTACTGCGAGGTTATCCGAGCAGTGCGCAGCGGCTATGAGTCGCAGTGACACTCGTGTCTGGTTGGTGTATCACCGACGACCACGAGATCTGTCCACACGTATACGCAATGGTCGCATGCACATGCGACTGCCACGAGGAGAATGATGAAGCAGTTCACGGGCAAGTGGAAGTGGTCGAAGAAGCGTCAGGCTTGGATCATGAAGTGGAAGCGGCGCAAGGTATCGAAGACGATACACAGTGAGTAACTGGCCCCCGCTACTCAACGTGGGGGAACGCACGTGGGATTCGAACGGATCCATCTGCCGACCGAGCGACAAGTTCAACGAGCAACGTGCTGTTGCAATCATGAAGGCACGCTTCCCGTCGCACGCCGAGTGCGACTACCTTCCAGATGATGACCCATTCGCAACCATCGATGGCAAGTGGATGCGCGACGGGGTGGTTAAGGGATTCACGGAGATCAAGAGCCACGCTGGCAGGACGATGGGCAGTAAGACGATACTCAACCTTCGTAAGTGGAGATCGTTGTTTGCCAAGCAGGCTGCGTCCCGTGTGCCAGTGGTGTTCATCGCTCAGTATGAGGATTCGATCGCGTATCAGAGTGTAGAGAACCTGATGCCTATACTTCACGGCCTGCAGCCAGCGCGTATCACTGATACGAAGTCGGCGCATCGCATCACGAGCACTGAGGAAGTATGGATGATACCTACCGATAAGATGCGCATCATCGAACCAAGCAGTGCCGTCATCACCGAGGCGGACCTAAAAATTTTGAACGGATTGGCTGCGGAAATAACATGAAACCAAATCAGAAACTCATAGACATGTGGAGCCGAGCAGCAAGCGACTACCACATGGAACTAGCGGGCTCACCCGCCGAGGAATACCTGAAGAAGAGAGGACTACTTGACTATGCCGAAAAATTTCTTCTCGGATACGTGGCGGAACCTGCGCCAGGTCATGAGGATAGGTTCATCAACACCCTCTCCATCCCGTACCGAACGGCCAGCGGTGTGGTCGCTTTCAAGTTCCGTAAACTCGATGACTCGTCGCCCAAATACACGAGCCCCACGGGGCAGAAGCATCACCTCTACAACGTCCAAGCCATCATCGACGCAGTCGAACAAGTCCTCGTCGTAGAGGGGGAACTCGATGCCATCGCCGCTACCGCAGCAGGACTACCTGCCGTTGCTGTCGCAGGAGTCAACGCATGGAAGCCCCACTTTGCTCGATGCTTTGACGGAATCGGACGAGTCATTGTCGTTACTGATAACGATCTCAAAGAAGACGGGTCTAATCCAGGGCAGGATCTTGCCCGACGCCTAGTCGATACCCTGCCTAACGCTGTCCGCGTGTCGCTTCCTATGGGGGAAGACATCAACAGTACACTTCTGTCACACGGAGCGCAGTACCTCGCTGAATTGGTGGGGTCCATAGAGTAAGGATGCTCCGATGCTGCGTGACCAGATATTGGATGATGCGAAGGCACTCATTGGTGGGGACAGGGCTACCCAGTACGGTGACGCATACGATACGCATCGCAGAGTAGGTGAAGCGTGGTCCGCCATCCTCAACGTGCAGACTATTTCCCCTGGTCAAGTGGCCCTCATGATGATCGCACTGAAGTCCATCAGGGCTAGCAAGAACATCGGGTACCTAGATTCTTGGGTTGATATCTGCGGCTACGCCGCCCTCGGCGGAGAGATGTCAACGTGAGAACGACGGTCATCATCTCAGATCTCCAAGCGCCGTACGTTGATCGACGTGCCGTCGATGCCGTGTCCCAGTTCATTCAGGACTACAAGCCTGACAGTGTGGCCTGCGTGGGAGACGAAGCCGACCTTCCCATGCTGTCACGCTGGACCCGTGGGACCAAGGGTGAATTCACTGGCGACATCGCCAAGCATCGGGACGTCACCGTCGATGTGCTGAAAAGCCTTGGGGTGCAACAACTTTCCCGATCTAACCACGGCGACAGGCTGTGGACATCCATCTCCACTCGCCTGCCTGGGCTCATGGGCCTGCCCGAACTGGAGTACTCGGCGTTCTTCCGTCACGCCGAACTCGGCATCACATTCCATCGTGAGCCGTATCAACTAGCCAAGGGCTGGTACCTCATGCACGGTGATGAGGGTGCGTTATCGAAACACGGAGGCATGACAGCGGCAGGCTTGTCCACCCGCATCGGTGCCTCGGTAGTGTGCGGGCACACGCATCGCATCGGGCTCGTTCCCCAGACAGAGATGATCGGCGCAAAGATCCAGCGCGTGCGCTGGGGATTCGAAGTGGGCCACCTCATCGACATCAAGACCAGCGGCATGGCATACATGAAGGGCATGGCGAACTGGCAGCAAGGGTTCGGCATCCTCATTGAGGATCGCGGCGCTGTCACGCCGCTCCCTGTCCCCATCATCAACAAGTCTTTCGTAGTAGACGGAGTGCAGTACAAGTGGTAGCCGAAGTGCAACAGATCAGCAGCACGGATCCAGTGTGGCTCGACATCGTGGAACTAGCGGCGCTCGCTGCCCGCCCCGTTGCCCGAGACTTCCGACGCTGGGTGGAGGCAGATGACCTGCGTCAGATCGCAGCCGAGTACGCATTCAAGCGGCAGGACAAGGTGCTTGAGTACATGTACGAGGTGGACGAGGAGACAGGCCAGCACGTCAGGCGCAAGGACAAGGGCAGCCAGCGTGCAGGTGAGACGGCAATGATCACGTTCCTGCGTCGCCGCTGCGAGCGGCACGCACGCAAGGAGAAAGCGACAGCGCTCGGCTACGAGATGGAGGACGAGTACTTCTACCGTCCCATCATGGTGGAGAACCTCATCAAGGTGTGGGGATCAGGCGAGTACGACATCGCTGGCCAGATCCTCGACCCCGCCGAGATGGGTGGCAAGCGGAAGAAGTCACTGCCCAACGAGGGCAACGATCTGCTAGCCATGATGGCTGACATTGACTCGGCTATGAAGCGGCTCGATGATCGGCATCGCCTCGTGCTGGTGCGCAGGATCGTCGAGGATGAAACGCTTGAGTCCATCGGTGAAGAGATGGAGATCTCAGCGCAGCGCGTCGATCAGTTGGTGGATGCAGGCGTGAAGCGCATCATTGACTTCCTTGGAGGGCGAAATCCAGGGCAGTAAATGGGCAAAAAAGAGGGGACATCGCGATGATGTCCCCTCTAGTTGTTAGTACTTGTCGATCCATGACACGGGCTTCATGTTCAGGAACATTGCGCCCACTCCCTCGCCGTCGAGATCAACGAACGAGATCTTCTTCATTGCCTTGCCAGCCTGCAGCATAGTGCTGAATGGTCCGACCGTGATGATCGGACCACCCACCATCGTGCGTGCAGTGACAATCCACTGGTCACGATCCTCTCGTGCCTTGTCGAGCGCCTCGATCATGTCCTTCGCTAGCGCCTTGGCGTCATCGCTCAGGTCAGGGTCCATCATCTTGGCGAGCAGCGTCACCTCAGTCGGACGAGGCGCCATCGTGGTCTCCCACTGCATCGAAGCAGACAGCGTCACTCATGCGCTCGACGTCATCGAACCTCGGGTACATGGCGTACACGTTGACGACACCGTTCTCGGTGACAGCACTAGCAGTGAAGCCAGCGAATGCCTGATGCCTGCCAGCGTTGATGTGGTAGGCGTACGTGTGTGCGTTCTGCTGTCGATCGATCGGGTAGGTGCGGACGATGGCTGATCTGTTCGGGTAACTGCGCAGTTCCATTGCGAGGTCATGCACCTGCTTGCGTCGGCGGTATCCGCCCTTCGGTTCCTTGAATTCCAGCATGGTCTGATCCTTTCTAGGTTGATGCACGTGAGGCGAGACGCTTCCCTCTGATAACCGCTCCAACGGAATCAGATACGCCTCGCCTCACGGCGATTGTGGGTTAGAGCGCTGCGAGTTCCAGCGCCTTGGCCTTGAAGGCCACGTCGCGCCCGTACAAGGCACGCTCGACACGGTTGCCAGCCGAGTAGTAGTCCGAGTACTCGACCGCTGCATGGAACAGGGCAGCCTTGGTGCCGCGCACGTTCTCATTCGTCGGCGCCTCCTCGATGAGGTTGCGCAGGCGGTCACGCCCTGCGATGGTGCGTGTGACCTTCGTCTTCTCGCCACGGGTGAGCAGTTCCTCACGGGTATTGAGCAGCGACGGATTGATCGGGAACATCTTCTTGATGAAGTTGTCCACGTCCGCACTGTACGTGCGCAGTTGAGACAGTTCGATGATCTGCTGCTCGAACGTCTCGATCGAGCGCACCGCACCGAGCACTGCCGAACGGAATCCCTGCAGGTAGTCGGCTGCGTTAGCAGTGTGGCGGATCTGCATCATCGATCCCTTCTTCGACAGCATCGTCGGCATCTGATTGGCGCAAGCCACACGCTCAAGCCAGCCACGTGCCGTCGTCGCACCGCTACCGTCATGCGTGGTAGCGATCAGGATGTTGCGCAGTGTCGGATCGAATGAGTCCAACTTCGAGCCACCCGACAAGCGAGCGAGCATGAACACACGCGCACCGTCGTTAGTGTAGCCAGCCTGCGGGATGGACTCGACGATGCCCTCACGCATGAGGATGTCGAGAGGTGCGAACACCTCATCGTTCTGCAGCACACCGTACTTCGATCCCATGATCGAGAGCGGCTTGAGTGTGTCAGTGCGGATGATGCCAGCGTGTGACGGGAAGTCGATCACGCCTGCCCCATTGGGGTCGAGGTAGGTGGAATGCAGATCCACCTTCGCGACGCGGAAGTCCAGGTCTGCGATGTGCATGGCCTGGTCAACGCTGGTTGCGTCGGCTGTGTTGATGAGTGTCTTGCCGAACATGTTGGTGATGCGGCGTGCGGTTGCGGTATTCATTTCAGATCTCCTTGTGATTGTTGTTATGGTTTTTGAAGTGTTTCTCTGCCTGATTGTAGCCGTATTCCTTGCCCGTGTCACGTCCCATGGCGTAGCCAAGGACGATTGCGCCCAAGGCCACGGCCACGAGGAACAGGAGGCACGTCACGCGATGCCCTCGGCGTCGTCGCTCCATGCATCACGCAGTGCCTGCTCCAGTTCGAGAGCGAGGGTGCGTGCTTCGGTGATGTCGAGCCGCAGCGCATCCCCGTACCCGAAGGCGATAGTGATGCGCGGGCCGAGGCCCACATCATTGGTGTAGTTCGAGCGGATCCTGGTGTACTCGTTGTTGGTTTCGACCCGCTGTCCGAGGCTTATGAACATTGTCGCATTCCTTTCGTTAGTTGTTGTTCGCGTACCATCTGGCAAGGCTAGCATGCTCACGGTCGTAGGCGTCATGTCCTGCCTCGACGCACCGCTCGCACAATCCATCCACGTACATCTGGTACGGGGTGGTGAGATCCCCACAGTTGGGGCACGAGACCGTCGCTTCGGTCTCGCACTTGTCGCACATGTCAACACCGAACGTGTCGATGCCACAGGTAACGCACGACTCGCGCTCGTAATCGTTGATGCTCATCTAATCCTCCACTTCGACGTCGTAGGTGAGGACGTTGTCCTCCCCGAGGATGCAGGTGAATGCTCTCGCCTGCCCGAAGGCGTACTCGTACGACACTTCGATGTAGTACTTGCCGTCAGCCGTGCGATCCGCACGAGTGACGACGACGGAATCGTTCGGACGATGCCCGACCTCGATCATCGAGGCGGGCACGTCGATTGCGTAGTTGCTCACTTGCTCATCCCTTCGTTGATGTACATGCGGAGGATAGTCCACATGTTGCTGCGACCGTACACCGTGGCGACCAGCAACCACGGCTCATCCCATGCGTTCAGCACGCCCGTCATCTCCCCGTTGTTGGAGATCTCGATATCGAACTGCTCATGCAGGCTCCCGTGCTGCGTGACCTGAATGAAACGATGCTCGCCGTATGCGAGGACCGTGATCGGCAGCGGGTCGGCCTCAAGGTACGAGACCACGTACTCGGTTAGATCGATGTGACTCATGTCGTGCTCCGTTCTGTAGTTGATGTCTCCATTATGGCATGTATGAGGGAAACTAGATCTCTCGGCAGGCGCAGCCGCCATTCGAGCCGCGCTGATTGCACGTCTCGCACAACTCCACGTCCTCGCCATTGATTCGGCGAGACATGTCCTTCACTGCAGCCATGAGGCTGCCGAAGTAGTGCCCGTTGTGGCAGAGGATGCCGTCACGGAAGTCCGTCCCGTCCTTGGCGAGCGCGTATTTCCACGTCACGTACTCGTGCTTGCTCACGCCCTTCAGGACGTAGGCCAGCACGAAA